CACAAAGACCCCCAAACTTTTCGACAATAAAACAACTGTATTGAAACAGCCATGACGGATTATCAAGCTCTAGCCATTGAGTTTGCGAATGCTGGTGTTTCTCCTGCTGAAATTCAGGACTGGGTGAGAGAGTTTGCCTACCAGGGCTTTGATGCCCACAGGATTATTGAACTCTTGAGGACCCTGGGTGGGGATGCATGGCAAGCTGATGCTAGGAGGATGATTGTTCTAGGATTGACCAGAGGCAACAAGCTTGAGAAGATGGTGATGAGAATGAGTGACAAAGGGAAGCAGGCAACTGCTGACCTTGTTAGGAAATACAAGCTAAAGTCTGGTAATCCTTCACGAGATGAGCTAACTCTTTCGAGAGTGGCTGCTGCTCTAGCGGGATGGACATGCCAGGCTCTTGTGGCTGTTCAGGAGCATCTCCCTATCACTGGGAGTTACATGGACAGCGTCTCTCCTGGCTACCCAAGGCAAATGATGCACCCGAGCTTTGCTGGGCTTGTTGACCCAACAATCCCTCAGACTCATCTTGACACTGTGCTAGAAGCACACAGTCTCTATCTGGTGCACTTCTCTAGAATGATCAACCCAGAGCTCAGGGGCAGACCACGTTCTGAAGTTGTTGCTACCTTCAGGCAGCCCATGCTGGCAGCTGTGAATAGCAACTTCATCACCCCAGAGCAGAGACGCAAGTTCTTGGTCTCCTTTGGGATTGTTAACAGCAACGGTGTGCCAAGTGCACAGGTGACTGCTGCTGCCAATGTCTTCAAGGCAATGCCTTAAAACTAATTGGCTGCCTAAGGGTGGGGAAGGGGAGTGGGGTGTGGGGTGGGATGGGTTTGGGTTGGGGGGTTGGGGGAGGGTAGGGGGTGGGGTGGGGTTTGGGTTGGGGATGGGTTGGGTTGGGGTGGGGGGAGGGGAAGGGGCAGAGGCAGTGCCTCAGAGTTCTGTGACATCCTTCAGGATGTCTTCAAACTCTTTTGCAAGATCCAAATCTGACTCATACACACTATCTGTGCAGAATTCTTCATCTATACATTTATTTAGTAGATCAAATCTGGTGTTCACATGAGGAATCCATTTTCTATTTCCCAGTATTGCAGGGCCCAGGTGTTCTAGTTTGTTGCGAAAATACTCCACTGCCATGTAGAATTTATTTGGAACCCTGCTGTAGATTCCATCAAATAAGACAGCATTTAAAAGTCTGACACACTGCACAATACATATCTCCTTGATGACATCAGAACCATTGAAGAACCGAGGATCCAGTCCTCTAACAACTGACTCATGGAAAGCATTCTTATGAGAATTATACAAGCTCTCTGCAAACCACCAATTGGGTCTTGAAGCCCTAAGAATGAGTGTTGCTTCCCTGCACTTCCTCTCATACATGCAGTCTGGCTTGTTAGAATAGAACCTCATGTAATCCAGATTAGGTCCTCCTGTGGGCCAGCTAAGAGCTTCGTGCAGATTAGGATGGCACTCAGCAGAAATCTCATGTTCTTTGAAATGACTGAGACACTCAATCATCTCATCAAAAACTGTTATATAAGGAGCCAGTGCATAACTCTGTTGACTGCAACCCCAATGCATAGGGAATTCCCTATTCATGTAATAGTCAGACAGTGTTGCTCTTGTCTTTGAAGACACCCTGAAGCCAGCAGGGAGAGGAAATTCAATGTCTGAGTATCTGCTGATAGGGTTCTCTTGGTAGGCATTGAATGCCTCGAAAGTGACTCTTGGTAAACTACAATAAAGTCCTCCAGGTCGAATGATCGACATCTTGTCATACAAGTAGAATTTGTTCATGGCTGTGGCGAACTCGTACAGCTTTATGAATGTTTCTACTGTTTTGGG